CCCAGCATCGCTGACGGCCTTGATGACTGCCCAACTGTTGCTGCTGAGCGTTTTGGACACCAGCGTAACGGCCACCGTGAATGTCTTGCTGGACGGTGCAGTATAGTTGGTATCTGCACCCACATTGACCGTAATAGTGGCACTGCCGGTCGCCTTTGCGGTCACCGTGATGGTGGTGCCGGAAACACTTACCGTTGCAATGTTCGTACTGCCAGAGGATGCGGTCACCGTACCGCTGCCCGGCCGCGTAACAGTGATGGTGCCAGAGGTTTTCGGGTAGGTCAGGCTCAGACTGCTTGCGGACAGCGTAATACTGCCGGTCGCCTTGCCGATCGTCCACGAAGCGCTCTTGGCCGTAGTCGTCCCATCCGACCACTTATAATTGGAAGTCGGGGTAAAGGTGGCGCTGTAGCTGCCAGCGTTGGTTGCGCTGCTCGTGCCGCCGATCGTCAGCTGAGAACTGTTATAGTTGCTCCATGCAGGGGACTGCGCCGAGCCGTTATAGGTCACGCTGCCGGTCTGTGCCGGCACATTCTTGACCTCGGCTCGGCCAATCGTCCACGACACACTCTTGGCTTCCTGCGTGCCGTCCGTCCAGACATACTTGCCGATGGGCGTAAACGTGGCCGTATAGGTGCCAGCATTGATGCCGGAGGTCACGCCCCCGATCGTCATCATGCTGCTGTCATAGCCTTTCCATGTGGGACTCTGGGTGGAGCCGGTATAGGTCAAGCTCCCGCTCTGGGCGGGCACGGCCTGAATCGTCAGGGTCAGCACAGAAAGCGCATCAATGGCTTCCTGCACATTCGCCGCCGAAATTCCGGACTTGCTGTTGTCATAGGAAATATCTGCCGCAGTGCCGCCGGACGAACCGCCGCCACCACCAGCATTAAAAGGACCCCATGCCATAAGATTAACCCTCCTTTGCCGCTGTCGCGGCCGTGATGATGTGGTACTGCGCCGAAATCGCAGCTGTGGGCACCGATGCCGCACGGAGCCGGAGGATGCCGGCACGGCTTTCCGTCGCAACAAAATTTGCCGCTCGTGCAACTGCGCTGCTCGCCGGGACAACATCCACCACCACGCTATCTGCCGCCGTCAGACCATCCACCTTGATGTCGATGTACTTCGTATACCCGGGGACGCTGGAATCGGACTTCCAGCCGGTGACAGGGATGGAGAACGAAACGAATGTTGCTTTGAGCAAAGTGGTATTGGTCACAGTAAGTTCACCTCGCTTTCCGTTCGGCGTAGACTGGTTGTCTACTGGACGTATATTACCACCTCGTAGACCGAATGTCAACTATTTTTTTGAAAAATTTGAAAAAATGTTGACCTCATGCCTACGCCGTATTATAATTGCATCAGAAGAATTTAGGGGGATGCAAAACCATGACCATCGGACAAAGAGTGAAAATTCGACGTGAAGAATTGGGGATGTCCCAAGAAGAACTAGCAAAGAAAATCGGCTATAAGTCGAAATCATCTATCAATAAGATTGAGCTTGGCTTCCGTGTCCTCACGCAGTCTAAAATCAAGGCTATTGCTGATGCACTTGATACGACCCCGTCTTACATCATGGGATGGGATGAAGAAGCCAGCCGGAATGAGTGGGCTTCGAAATTCCGCGACAGCGTGATGCAGATTTTGAATAATGCAGATCCGGCCGACTTAGAGGCTGCGGGTATCAGCGTTCAGGAAATCGAAGAAGAACTGAGCGGCAGCGACTCTATTTCGTTGGTGACGGCCTGCGCCATTGCGGATGAGCTGGGCGAGTCGCTGGATTCTCTGCTGGGCCATACTCCCAAGGAAATGATAAAGGCCGCCCTCCAGCAGGAGGACGGCCAAACGGCTGAAATTATTGAGCTGCTTCTTGATTTACCGGCAGATCGGCAGCAGGAGGCGTTGAGCTATCTTCGTTACCTTTCAGGGCGTGCAGAAAAATAAGCAATCGCTCCTTATCAGCATCCGACAGTTTTTTGATTTTGGCAAAGATATCCGACCATTCGCTCGTAGTCATACGGCATGGCTCCTTTCTCAAATTTACTGTCGGCAGCAACTGAATTATATCAAATACGCACCCGCTTTTCAGGGATTCGTAGAATTATACCGAAAATCGGAAAAATATTGCGAATTTTGAAGAAGATAATCGTGAGGTGATGGTTGATGGCCCGAAAAAAGAATATTGCTGCGGGTCAGAATGCCGTCATTTATGCCCGCTATTCCTCCCACAACCAGCGAGAGGTCAGCATTGAGCAGCAGGTCAGAGAGTGCATGAAGCACGCTGCCGAGCTGGGGCTGCACGTCGTTGGAACCTATGAGGACAGGGCCATCAGCGGCAAGACCGATAAGCGGCCCAACTTCCAGCGAATGATGCGGGATGCTGAAAAAGGCAAATTTCAGGCGGTTGTGGCATGGAAGTCAAACCGCATTGGCCGCAATATGCTTCAGGCAATGGTCAACGAGGCCAAACTGGAAGACTGCGGCGTGAAGGTGTTCTACGCCGAGGAAGATTTTGACGATACAGCCGCCGGGCGTTTCGCATTGAGGAACATGATGAATGTGAATCAATTCTACAGCGAGAACATGGCGGAGGACATCACCCGGGGGCTGTATGATAACGCCAGCAAGTGCATGGCGAACGGTCGGCAGCCCTTGGGCTACAAGCGGGGTGAGGATGGCCGTGTGGTGCTGGATGAAGCGAATGCGGCCGTTGTGCGGGAAATATTCACCCGTGTGGCTGCTGGTGACCTGTTCGTGGACATTGCGCGAGATCTCAATGCCCAGGGCATCAAGACCAGCAAGGGAGCCAACTGGAACAAGGGCAGCTTCCAGAGCATTTGCCAGAATGAACGGTACAGAGGCATCTACATATACGGGGATGTCCGGGTGGTTGATGGCATTCCACGCATAGTGAGTGACGATTTGTGGTACAGGGTACAGGAGGCCATGAGGATGAAAAAGAACCCAGTTGGAACCCGGCACCGTGTCGGGGCAGAAGATTATCTGCTGACCGGGAAACTGCGCTGCGGACACTGTGGCAGCTACATGACGGGCGTATCTGGAACCAGCCGAAATGGAGAGCTGCATTACTACTACACCTGCCAGAAACGGCGCACCGAGCACGCCTGTGACAAGAAGAACATCCGCCGGGATGTCATTGAACCAGCCGTAGCGCAAGCCATCAAAATGTACTGCCTGACCGACGATGTCATTGAATGGATGGCAGATCGGACGGTCGAATACTGGGAAAAGCACGACAATGACCTCCAGATCGAGGCGCTGGAGCAGCAGTTGGAGGAAAATAAAAAAGCCACCTCGAATATGCTGAAAGCCATCGAGATGGGGATTATCACAGAGGCCACCCGCACTCGGATGGTCGAGCTTGAGACTGAGCAATCCCGGCTGAGCGTCCAGCTGAATGCGGCCAAAGAGGATGTCGTGAAAATCGACCGGGAGCAAATCATCTCCTATCTGGAACTGCTGCAGCAGGGTGACATCCACGACCGGGATTTCCAGATGGAATTGTTCAAGAACTTCCTCGTGGCCGTCTATGTCTATGATGATAACCGCATGAAGCTGGTTTTTTCCTGCATGGGAGACCAGAACAGTGTCGAAATTCCTTTGGAGACCGGAGAAGACCCGCCCGATGGCGGGCTGTCACCGGGTGCTAAAATGTTCGTTTTGACTCCTGATAGCTCCACCAGATCAGAAAGGCATCACACATTGTGTGGTGCCTTTTTTGTTGTTGCCAAACGAGTGAGGGCTTAGCTCACCCAGGGGAGCGCCGTGCATGGACTGCAAGAGGGTCACCGTGATCAGAGTCGGCCCGGTATTCTCCACCAGAAGGAAAAGCACCGCACGGAAACGTGTGGTGTTTTTCTTTTTATACAGACGCAGAAAAAGGCGGGAGCTTCCCACAAAAGGGAAAGCCACCGCCTTTGTTGATCATCGGATGAGCCAGCCGTAATCCTGTCTGCAATCTACCACATGATCTGCATAAACCGTATGATCTACGATCTGGAAGATAAGCATATAGCGTTTTTCAAACAAGATGAATCGGTAAGCATTTTTAGGAATGTATTCGCCTTTGAGCCATGGGCAGCGCTGCGGCATCTGCTCCAGAGATTTTGCAGCCTTTTCAAATTCCACTGTAAGCCGCTCTGCTGCTGCAGGGCTGACCTGTGCCAGAAATGCGGCGTGGGACACCAGCATCTGAGCAGCCCGTGCTGACACGATCACGCGGTATTTATTTTGCTGCTCCATGTCCGGCGGCCTCCTTGATCGCACTGCGCATCATGGAAGTGACCTCGTCGATCGAATAGCCCTCGCTTCCACGCATCCGGTCCTCTTCCACGGAAAGCAGCTCTTCACGGAGCTTCAGCATTTTTTCACGGCGGTTGTAGGTTTCGATGTCCATGACGACCAAGTCACCCTCGCCGTTTTTGGTGAGAAAAATCGGCTCAGCGGTTTCTCTGCACAGATCGGCGATCTCGTTGTAGTTCTGACGAATCGCTGCAGATGGACGGATATTCATAAAAGCACCTCCTGCTCCTGAACGATCTATAATAGTAAAATTCTAATTATATTATATCCATATTGTGCAACGAAGTCAATGCGAACAGCTGTCACTTCGTTCTCCGGTTCGATCCCGGTATTCTCCACCAGATCAGAAAGGCATCACACATTGTGTGGTGCCTTTTTTGTTTTGCATTGCAGCAGGAAAACACAAAAAAATTTCTGCCCACTGCCGCAACCTGCGCGAAACGGGCTGTTTTGTGCGCGAATGGCAGACCACGGAAGGCGGAACTTGTGCTATAATATAAAAAAAACAGGGAAGCAGAAGGAACAGGGGGTGCAGCTATGAACCTGCAGACGGCGATCGTAGAAGACAGCAAGCCGGATGCCGAACGGTTGAAACAGCTGCTGAAAAAGGCATTTGAAAATGAGAATATATCCTGCAGCTGTTTTGCCAGCGGAGATGAATTTTTGCGGGCCGGCGGGCGCGAAGGGTATCAGGTAGTGTTTCTGGACATCTGCATGGAGGGTACCAATGGCATTGAGACGGCGCAGCGGCTGCGTGCGGCCGACCCGGACCTGCTGATCGTGTTTGTGACATCCTCGCCGGAGTACGTGTGGGATGCCTTTCCGGTACATCCATTCGATTATCTGCTCAAGCCTTATAAGGAAGAAAAGTTTGAGCAGCTGGCAGGGGAGCTGCGGCGGG